ATGCTGCTGGTGCGGCACAGATGGAATGGCCGCAAACACCCGCAAGAAATTCTGCTGCACAGCCTGTCAGAGTGCGGAATCCAAGTTCCGCCTCGGTAAGTCTCAGCGCGAGCACCCGTACCACGCACACCGTGTTCAATCTGGAGGTTGAGGGCGCGCACTGCTACTTTGCCAACGGGGTGCTGGTGCATAACTGCTGTTCCCAGCTTTTGATGCGCGTGAGGGCTGGCGGGTTCATCAGACTGACATCCGATGCGAAAGATGACACAATCGAGCCCCGACGCAGGCGGGAATACTACTGAACGGGGGACGTACGATGTTCGACAAAGCCATGACTCAGGCCCCACAGGGCATTGCCGACACCGAAGAGGAGGGCGTTGAAATAGAGTTGCTCCTTGATGGAGAAGACAATTCCCTTGCGGGGCAGGCCCCAGACCCGACCGAGTCCGACCACTACGAAAACCTTGCGGACGCCATGTCCGCGCAGGACCTGACCAAGCTCTCCAGCGAGCTGGACGCCGAGATCTTGAACGACATCGCCTCCCGCGCAGATTGGGAGAAAACATACCGCGAGGGGCTAAAGCTGCTGGGCCTCAAGAACGAGGACCGGATGGAGCCGTGGGACGGCGCATGCGGGATCACACACCCGATGATCACCGAGGCGGTGGTGCGCTTCCAGGCGGAGCTGACAACGGAGACGTTCCCGGCCTCGGGCCCGGTACGCACCAAGATCCTGGGCAAAGAGACCATCGAGCGCAAGCAGGCGGCCAACCGCGTCGAAGAGGACATGAACCACCAGCTGACCGATGTCATGCAGGAATACCGCCCCGAGCACGAGCGCATGCTGTGGGCCCTGCCGATCACCGGCTCCGCGTTCAAGAAGGTGTACCAAGACCCCACGCTGGGGCGCCAGACCTCGGTGTTCGTTCCGGCCGAGGACGTGATCCTGCCCTACGGGGCCACGGACCTGATGACATGCAACCGCTTGACGCACTTCATGCGCAAGACCAAGATCGACGTGCAGCGCCTGCAGCGCGCGGGGTTCTACCGGGAGATGCCGCTGAGCGACCCCGCGCCCAGCACCACCGACATCCAAGACAGCAAGGACAAGGCCACCGGCGTCAGCGCGCTCAACGACAACCGGCTGGAGATATACGAGGTGCAGGCCGACCTCGTGCTGGAGGAATACATGCAGGCCGAGGGGGCCCAGGAGGACTCCGAGCCGACACCGGCCGCCGACGGCGGGGTGGAGGTTGAGATCGAGGTCGAGGCGGACCTTGAGGCGCTCGCCGTAGAGGTCGAGGTGGCGCAGGGCGTGGTCAAGCCGTACGTCATCACGTTCATCAAAGGCACCGGTGAGGTGCTGGCCATACGGCGCAACTGGGAGGAGGGCGACGCGCTGTTCTTGAAACGACAGCACCTCGTGCACTACCAATACGTCCCGGGCTTTGGCGCCTACGGCTACGGCCTGATCCACTTGATCGGGGGCTACGCCAAGGCGGCCACCGGCACGCTGCGCCAGCTCATCGACGCGGGCACCCTATCCAACCTGCCGGGCGGACTCAAGACCCGGGGGCTGCGCGTCAAGGGCGACGACGGTCCTATCGCCCCGGGCGAGTTCCGCGACGTGGACGTGGGCAGCGGGACGATCAGAGACAACATCATGCCGCTGCCCTACAAGGAGCCAAGCCTTGTGCTGGCCGGGCTGCTGGACAAGATCATCGAGCAGGGCCAGAGGTTCTCATCCACCGCGGACCTTGATATCGGCAGCGCCTCGGCCCAGACGCCGGTGGGCACCACGCTGGCGCTCTTGGAGCGCTCGCTCAAGATCATGTCGGCCGTGCAGGCGCGCTGCCACGCCTCCCTCAAGCAGGAGCTAAAGCTGCTGGCCGCCATCATCCGCGACAACGCAGACGAGGGGTATGACTACGATCCGGACACGGGGCCCCGGCGCGCGCGCAAGGCGGACTTCAGCATGGTCGAGATCATCCCGGTCTCGGACCCCAACGCGGCCACGATGAGCCAGCGCGTGATCCAGTTCCAAGCGGTCATGCAGATGGCCCAGACCGCGCCGCAGGTGTACGACTTGGCAATGGTGCACCGCACCATGCTGGAGGTCATCGGGATCAAGAACGCCGAGAAGTTGGTGCCGCTGCCAGATGACGCCAAGCCGCGCGATCCGGTGACGGAGAACATGGCGCTGCTCACGGGCAAACCCACCAAGGCGTTTCTGATGCAGGACCACGAGGCTCACATGGCTGTGCACATGGGACTGCTGCAGGACCCCAAGATCCAGGCGGCCATCGGTCAGAACCCGCAGGCGCAGATGATTCAAGGCGCCCTCATGGCCCACGTCGCCGAACACGCCGCGTTCGCGTACCGCATGCACGTGAGCCAGCAGCTGGGCATGCCGCTGCCGGACCCCGAGGAAGACTTGGACCCGATGATGGAGAAGCAGTTGGCGCCCATGCTGGCCCAGGCTGCGCAGCAGGCCCTGCAGCAAAACCAGAAACAGGCCGCGCAGCAGGCCGCGCAGCAGATGCAGGAGGACCCTGCGTTCGCCCTGGAGAAGCAAAAAGTGGAGAACGAGACCGTCGTGGCGAAGTCCAAGGTGGCGAAGGTCAAGGCCGACGTTGCGCTGGCCGCCGACCGGTTGGATCTGGACCGCGACAAGTTCGACTCCCAGCAGGCGTCCGAGGTGGCCGACACGACGCTGCGCCGCGCGCAGCAGAACGCCCAGGCGACGTCTAAAACAGGCGGCACGCCATGATCGCCGACCTCTGCGAACACCTGCGCAGGGAGTTGCAGGTGCAAATCGATGCATACACCCACACCCTCATTCGCGGCACGCAGTCGCGCGACGAAGATCAGTACATACGCGGCAAGATTTTTGGGCTGACCGCATCCTTCAACGAGATCAACGCAGTCGAAGAGCGCATTCGCCGCGCACAAGAAAGCGACGCCACTGAATAGCCGCTTCTGGTGGGTCGGCGCCACCCCGTCTTGGCCGGTACGCCATGCAAAGAGGTAGACATGAGCGGAATTATTGGGCTCGATGGGCGGGCGTACAACGTACCCTGGGTAGCAGCGCTGGAAAAGCCTGAGCAGGAGGCTCCGGATGAGGTCAGGGCCAAGGTGGTGCCGGATCCGACGGGCTGGCGCATCCTGTGTGTGATCCCGCAGGCGAAGGAGACCTTCGACGGTACGGGCATCATCAAGGCGGAGACGTTCAAATCAACGGAGGAGCAGACCTCGCACGTGCTTTTCGTGCTCAAACTGGGCCCCGACGCGTACACCGACAAAGCAAAGTTCCCCTCGGGCCCATGGTGCAAGGAGGGCGACTTCGTTTTGGTGCGTGCCTACGCAGGTACGCGCTTCAAACTGTTCGGGCAGGAGTTCCGCCTGCTCAACGACGACCAAGTCGACGGCGTTATCGAGGATCCGCGCGGCGTATCGCGTGCATAAAGGAGAAAACATGTCCAACACCGCATTCAAATTCCCGGACGAAGACGGCGACGTGGTTGATATCGACGACGAGGCAGGCACTGCGGCCGACAAGTCGGGCGGCATCGAGACGGACGTGTTTGCCGAAGGCGGCGACGTCGAGGTGGAGGTCATTGATGACACTCCGGCGGCCGACAAGGGGCGCAAACCACTGGCCGAAGGCGTCGAGGACCCAACTGACGACGAACTTACAGGGTACTCTGACGCCGTTCGCGGCCGGATCAACAAACTGACCCATGCGCGGCACGACGAACGCCGCCGCGCGGACGCATTGCAGCGTGAACGCGATGAGCTGGAGCAGGTGGCCCGCTCAACGCTGGAAGAACGCGACCAATTGCGCGCTGCGCTGGGCCGGGGCGTCGAAGTGTTCAACAAACAGGCCCTGGAGTCGGCCGACGGCGCGCTGGTAGGGGCCCGGACCAAGCTCAAGGCCGCGCACGAGGCGTTTGACACCGACGCCATCGTTGCCGCGCAAGAAGAACTCAACGACGCGCAGTTTCGCAAGGCCACTTTGCAAAATAAACGCACAGAGCCTGTGCAAACTGAAAAAGTTGAGTTACAGTCGCCTCCAACGGCGCGACCCGCTGCACCATTCCTCGATTCTCGGACCCAAAATTGGTTGGACAGGAACAAGTGGTTTGGTGACAGCGGCGACGAAGCAATGACCGGCTTCGCACTCGGGCTGCATCAGAAGTTGGTCAAGGAACACGGGGAGGGGGTCACCCAAACCGCCGAGTATTACTCGCAAATCGACGCAGCAATGCGCAAAACGTTCCCGAGCAGTTTTTCTTCGGGTGCCAGAAAGCCAGGAAGTGTTGTCGCAGGGGCGGCGCGCTCCAACGGCCCACGGAAAGTCCAGCTTACGTCCACGCAGGTTGCGTTGGCCAAAAAGTTCGGCATGACACTGCAGCAGTACGCCGCAGAGGTCGTTAAAACCCAGAAGGAGAATTGACATGGCCACTGTTGACCGTACGCCCCGTGAAATGACTTCACGCGAGACAGAAAAACGCTACGAGTATGCTCCTGCGAGCACTCTGCCAGAGCCAAAAGCGGACCCGAGTTTCTCATATCGGTGGGTAGCAACCCACGTAATGGGGATTTTGGAGCCAGTCAACACGTCGGTTCGCCTGCGTGACGGCTGGGAGCCGGTCAAGGCCGCGGACCATCCCGAACTGTTCATTCCCGGCAACGCCCAGGGGAACGTCGAGGTGGGTGGTTTGATGCTGTGCCGTATGCCCCGTGAGCGTGCCAAGGCCCGCCAACGGTACTACGAAGACCAAAATCAGGCCCAGATGTCTTCGGTGGACAACAACTTCATGCGCAACAACGACGCACGGATGCCCCTCTTCGCAGATCGCAAGACGGATGTGGAGCGCGGATCCGAATTTGGTAAAGGTTCATCTCGATAGGAGAGACTTATGTCTACAGTAGCAGCCCCATACGGCCTGCGCCCCATCAACAACTTGGGGGCCGGGTCCTACAACGGCGGTTCAGTCCGCCAGATTCCGATGACGGTCAACGTTGCCGCAGCCATTGGCACCGGCGACATCGTCCTCATCGGTGCCGCATCCGCCGGTCAGCCCACCCCAGCCACGGCTACGGTTGTGGCAGGTACCACGGCGGGTGTTCTTGGCGTGTGCGTCGGCGTCTCGTACGTCGACCCGGTCATGAAGTACCAGTTGTTCGCAGCCAGCTTGCCGACGGGCGCCGTCACCGCTGGGTATACGAACATCATGATCCATGTGTGCGACGACCCTTTGCAGTTGTACTCGCTTCAGGCCGTAGGCTCTGTCGCGCGTATCTTGCAAGGCAAGTTCTGCGCTCTGGAGAACTTCGGTCTCAGCACGTACGGCGTGTCGACAATCCGCGCATCGACGCCTACCAACACCGGCGGCACGCAGGCAATGCGAATTGTCGATTTCGCGTCCACCCCCGGCGACGCCTTCACCGACTTGATTGTCAAATTCAACACCGACGTGTTGA